CGGACAATTCCGTCTTCCATGCCCATTTGTTCAGCAATAGAAATTAACTCCCCATCACTTAAATCCTCTAACTTAGTATTCTCATCATATACCTCATCAGTTTTCATTTCTAAACCTCCAACACCATTTCTAATAGTGTTATCTTATCTATTATTATCTTTTGTTCTTCTTCTGTATATACACCACACTTCACATCTTCTTCAAATTCTTTAATTAAGTTCCAAATTTTATTTTCACTCATCATTTTCATCACCTATTGTTTCGTCATATTTTAGAATATACCATTCTTTACTTTCTTTTCCACAATTATTACATACCATTTCATAATATGCTTCTTCTCCATCTATTTCAAAACTACCATATTCTACATCATTATCCTTACAATAAGGACATACCCCACCTTCTTTTATACTTACCATTTTCATTCACCCCCTATAAATTCATTTAAACCTAATTTATCTAATATTTCATTCTCTTCGTCAATAGATAAATTCTCTATTTCTTCTATTATTCTTTCTGCTTTTTCTTTATTCATTTTCTATTTACCCCTCATTTTATTTAACCATTTTATTCTTTCATTTAAGATTAAACTTCTTAAATGTATATCTTTTACTGCCCTTGTATCTTCCATATTCCAACTATTAAAATCTATTTCTTTATAGTTTTTATATGTTATTTCTTTTTTATCTTTAATCATTTTCTTCCCTATTCATATCTCTCATTTCTATTTTTAAATCATAAACTATATTTTCCAATTCTTCTAAAAAATCTTTTTTTTGTTCTAATGTTTCACATAATTCATAATAATCTATAATATCCCCAAATCTATATCTCATTTTTATTAAATTCCTCCATTTTATTATTCTTAAATATCTATTACTATATAAACCTTTTGGTATCTATTTCCTTAAACTTAATAATTCTTTAAGTTTATTAGTTATTTTCTCTATTTCTGTTTCTGTTTTGTCTAATAAATCATTTATATACTTTTTTCTTTTAGTATAATAATTAAATTTTCTTTGTAGTCCTTTTTTTTCCCATAAAAGAGATTTATATTCTTTCGTTTTATATGGTATATGGACTTTTTGATATATTCCCATTTTAATCTAACCCCAATTTTATCTCTAACCAATTAGTAAATAAATCTACATCATAATCTAAAATAGTCATTTTAAGGTTATTCTTTTTATTATATAGCCTATTATTATAATCCTCTACAAATTCCCTTAAATAACATTCCCCCCTAACATCACAATTTAAACATACTTCGCTGTCTTCATACTCACAATAACAATAATTTGTGCCTTTATCATATTTCATCATTTTTATATAACCTCCTTAATCTTTAATAGTGTTATATTAGGATTTTTTTCTAAAAAACCATTTTTTACTATTGCTTTAATTTCCCATTTTTGATTATCCATTTAAATCACACCCTTTTATAATTATTTCTTTACCTTTTAATACCCAAACTTTAATATTTTTAAATGTATTATCTTCTGTCTGTATTATTATCTCTTCATTCCCTATTAAATCGTTTAATATTTTTATTAATTCTTTTACTTTCATTTTAATACCTCTTAATCGTTTTACCTTTATTATTACACTCTTTCCAATACTTCGGTTTAAAGAGTGTTGTATATAAATAATATGCTTTTCTTTTTAAATATTTCTTTAATCTATTATAGATAATAGAATATATAGATATTCTTCCATATACCTCACATTCTCCATATTTTAAATTTTGTTTCATATTGTCCTCCTTATTCTTTCATAAACACTATTTCCATTACTAAAAGTTCCAATTTTCTTTAATTTTCCTAATTTTCTAAATTTATTTTCTATTTTATAAATCCAATTTATACTTAAATTATATAAGCTTCTTTCTTCGGCATAATCATATTCCTCATATTTAGATTTAATCCATATACTTATAAACCCCATATATTCACTTACCCCAATATAAACTAAATTATTTTCTAAAATAGCCATATCTTCATTTCCCAACCACTTTTTACAATTTTCTAAACTTTTAAAATCACTTTTTAATTTTTCCCTTAAATTTTCTATATAATAATCATAAAAATCTTCATTTTCCATATCTTCCAATTCCATACAATCATATAAAACAATTTCACTATTTTTAGTATAACTTACTCCTCTCCCCATTTTAATAAACCCCCTTTAATTTTTTAAATTCTAAACAATATCCATTATTTATAAATATTTCTTTAATTTCATATTTATATTTATTCTTTTCTTTAAATATCTCTTTTTCTTCATTCGTTTTAAATTCTTTTATATAGGTATTTAAACCCATTAGTTTTTTATTCATTTTTTAAAACCCCCTCAAATAAATAGTGTATTTCATTACCAAAAGAAGTTAAACAAAATTCTTTTATAGTGTCTTCGCTAAAATATTTCATCATTTCGTTAAAAATATCTTCTTTTGTTAAAATTCCTTCTTCGCACAAATCTATTAATTTATTTGTATATTCTCTACTCATTTTAATATCTCCCCATTTTTAATTGCTCTTACATTTATGTTTTTACATATTTCTTTATGTCTTTCAAAATCTCCATTAAATAAATATGCTCTAAATAAATTTTCATACCTTAAATTTCTTTTTTTCATTTTTTAAATTCCTCCTAAACATCAAAACCCTTTAATATAAGTTTTGTGCTTAACATATTTTATAAACCAATACTTATATATAAATAAATCGGTTATATAACCTATATATTAGAGTATATATATAATATGTTAATATATAAGAAAACCCTTTAATATATAAGAATAGTTTAAAATAGAATAAATAAATATAAATATAATTAGAAAAATCTTTAAAAATATAATTATTATTATTTAAATACATTATTTTTTAAAATAAAAAAAATAAAAATAAAAAGAAAAAAAATATTTTTATTTTATATAATTTTTATGCTGTTTTTTTTATAAAAATTATAAATACTTATTTGATTAAAAAGTTTCCCAACAATTTCCGCCGTTTTAATATCTTTTATTAAAATAGAAGCATCTAAATAATAAAAACCTTCATAAACCCAGCCCCCTATAATTTTTAAATCTTCATTTATATTTAAAGTATTTAAAACTTTTAAAACTTTATTAAATAAATCTTCAATTATATTTATATTATTTGTTTTAAAATTAGTAATACTTACAGCATAACCTTTTTTATATTTTTTTAAAGCCATCTCTTTAAAAGATATTGAAAAACCCGCTTTATTCTGTTTAAATACTTCAATAATATTTAAATTATTTTTTTGTTTAATATTCATTTTTTCACCTTATTTATATTTTAATTAAAAGCATTTAGTTAAAAATCGCCTTTAATATAGTTATAATAATTTAATAGTATTTAAATTTTTCGGTTTTAATAATCTATTTTTATATTTTCGCCTTTAATATAGTTAAAAATCGCCTTTAATATGTATTTTAGATTTATATCGCCTTTAATATTGTTTTTTCCTTTAATATGCTTTAATTTTGTTTTTAATAGGTTGAGAAATAGGTTTAATTTATTGGTTTTATTGATTAGAGAAATATATTTAATAAAATCACTTCTCTTTTTTGAGGTGCTGGTACTTTTCGTTTTAAACCTTCACTTCTTTTATATTTAATTTAATACTTTACTTATTTTTAAACTTTATCGTCTTTTAATAGTATTATTCTATTATAATAATCTTTAAATATATTATGCCCTTAAATAATTGTTGTTTTAAATTATTGAGTAGTTAATATTTATAATCATTAATAAATGATAACATTTTTTTAATATAGAGTTTATAAGATATATATTAAAATATCTATATTATAAAACCGAAAAGTATATAAAGAAGCTTTACTTTTTTATCTCTATATAAGTGAGGGGCGAAGACTTCTCACGATAGAGGTATAACAAATGAACAAAACAAACATAAACGAAGATGTGAAAAATAATATTGAAGTAAAGTATACAAATGTAAATGAAATAAAAAGGGAAGCAACCCCCCAAGAGACAAAAAAAATAATTGATTTATTAAATAAGGTTTTTGATGATGATGATATATATTATAGTGTAAATGAAATTATTTTATATAAAGGAAATTTTCATATAGATTTAAAAATAAGAGGAAGTTTTTATTTAAGTAAGTACAGGATAAAAAAATATGAAGAAGAAGGTTTAAAGTTTCCACATATTTTTTATAGTTGGGAATTTAAAGAATTAAGATTATGTTGCTTAATAAGAAGAGATAAAACCCTTTGTTGTGGCACTTCCCCCGAATGATAACATTAAAAAAAAATAGTTATATCTTGGGAAGTGGTATATATTGGTACTAAAGGGGTATTAATCGGTCAGATGTATTGTATCACTTCCTTTTATAACTATTTTAAATTATTCTTATAGAAATATTTCAAGAATACCATTAAATTTAAGTTCCTTTTTAACATATGGTAGTATATAATTTATGTATATATTTAACCTACCATATAATTGATATATATTCCAATAATTCATAATAACTGAATATTACCTTAATCTATCATATATAACCGATACCTTTATAAAGTATGACAGTAGTAATTATATACAGTATATATATTATATAGTATATGATTCATATAAGTATATATATTATATGAAATATAATATATATACTCATATAATATATTTATACTATAATATGATATATATTATATGGATATATAATATATGAATATTATAGTATAACATATATTATATGATTATAAGATTCATATATAATGATTCATATATAATGATATTTATATTAAACCGAATCATATACTATGAATTGTATACGAGTAGGTAATGTGGATGAGGTTTCTTCTCACTTGAATATAAGAATCATATAATGTATACATATAATATAGAACCAATAAGTATATAAAGGAACTATTATTAGGTATTTAGTATGGGAAAAACAAGAAACTTAAAAACAGGTAAACATAGTAAACAACTTAAGGCATTTAAGGAAAAGACAGGATTGGTTCATATAGATGAAATAAAGAAACTTCCTATAGACACAGTACAACTTCTTCAAAAGAAAGTAGAACTAATGAATAACTATGCAATAGCTAATCAAAGACTAGTAGACTTATTTGGTTCGGTTGGTGGTAGGATGGTTAATGCTCTTAATGTCTACATAGACTTACAAGCTAAACTATTACAACTTGAAGATGAATGTATACAACGAGGGGAGAACCCTTTAGAAAATCCTAGTTGGTTAAAAGCAAGGGAAATGTTAGCTAAAGAGATTAAGTTTATTCATAAACATGGATTAGATGCTGCTGATGTACAAAGCAAGATAGACACTAGGAAACAGAAAAGGAATGAGGATGTAATATTTGAGGTGGAAGAAGAATGAGTTATTCAAGATGGGGGGATAGTAGATGGTACACATATTGGGGTAGTTCAGAAGTTACTAAAAAAGAAGATGAAATATTTAGGATATGTGGTGAGGATGAATTTACTTATGAACAACTTAGTAAAGGCATGGGTGGTTGTTTGATGAGTATTGCTTTAAAAACTAATTGTTCTTTTGAGGAGATTGAAGAACTTAAAGGATATATGAAAAGATTTTTAGAAGATATAGATATATATTATCTAGAGAAGTTAATGGAAGAAAATGAAATCAGATAAAGTTAAAGTAAAAAACTATGCCCCATTTACAATATGTAAGTTAAAGGGAAAGAACTGTAAGAAAGTATTGAATACTGGAATGGACATATTAGATGAGATAGATAGTACATTTATGATAGGTGGGGGAACTTTACTAGGATTTATTAGAGAAGCAGGATTTATTCCTTATGACACAGATATTGATATTGATTTGTTTATTAGAGAGGATGAAGACTATAATCAACTAGTAAAAGATATGTTACCTAAATTTGAAAAGGAAGGATATGAATTAATAAGAACCCAAGAGTATGAAGGAAAACTAATGCAAATAGCATTTAACCACAAAGAAACTAATATTATCTTTGATATATACCTCTATTATTTGGATTGGTGTGAAGACTTCATTAATGTGAATGAACATGGAATATTAATTTATCCTTTCTCATTTTATAAGTCAAGGAGGGGAATAACAGTCAATGGAACTCTTTACAATGTTCCATTGGACTTTGAAGGATATTTGAATAAGAGATATGGAAGTGGGTGGAAAGTTCCAGTAACCGAACATGATTCTTGGGAAACACATGCTGGATGCTTATTAATAGAATTATGAAGATTGGATTAACTTACGGAACATTTGATTTGTTGCATTATGGACACATCAGATTATTAGAACATATAAGTAGAGAATGTGATTATGTCATTGTTGGTGTTAGCACCGACCAATTCAATAAAACAGAAAAGTCCAAGAAGGCAATATATCCATACTGGCAACGAAGAGAGTTGGTTAATGCAATAAAGGGAATTAATAAAGTAATTCCAGAATATTGTTGGGAGCAGAAAGATGAAGATGTTTTCAAGTTTAAAGTAACTGATTTTTATATTGGAGATGATTGGAAAGGGAAGTTTGATAATTTATCTTGTAATGTCCATTACATCCCCAGAACAAATAAAATAAGTACAACCAAAATAAAAAATGCAATACATTAAATTTACAGAAGAAGATAGAGATGAATGGAGAGATAGAACTATTCCCACAACAACTGTGAAATACAGTATTAGTAGAAAAGATACCACCTACTATGCCATTAATCAACTAGGAGTTATTCCATTACTTTGGCAAATGAAGTTCTGGGATATGTTAGATGAAGGATATAAACGAATTGCTATATGTACACCAAGACAAGTAGGAAAATCGTTAGCAGTTGCTTTATTCGCATTAAGAGCTGTGGATATGAATATATTTAGAGCAGGTGTTTCAAAGAGAACAACTGTTGGAATAATTTCAGCTACAGAAGAACAAAGTAAAAAGTTAATGCAAGAGATAAGAAGATTAATTCATTTAGGAGACCACCATATTGCAGAAGTAACTCAAGGGAAAGTTAAAAAGTATTTCTCAAATAAAATAGATAGTTCTCAAAGTGCTACCAATAATAAATCCACAATTTCATTTGTAGGTGGAAATCAGATTATCTGTTTACCCCCAACAGATAGAGTAAGAGGATATACATTTAGTTATGTGTTTGTAGATGAAGCAGCTTTCATTGAAAATAATGATATATTCTTTGATTCAATAGAACCAACAGTAAGTAATACAGATGGGATTATTTGTTTAACTTCTACCCCAAATGGAGAAAGTGGATTTTATTATGACATCTTTGACCCTTACGAAAGAATGGAAACTAATGAATATAAAAGACTTTGGTTAAATTATAAAGATTTAGAAGATGGGACTATGAAAGATAATATTGAAGCTAAAAAAGTTTTGTATTATCAAACTGGAAGAGATAAACATTTTGAACAAGAGTATGAAGCAAAGTTCACAGTTCAAGTAAGTGCTTTCTTTGATAATGAAGATGTTGATAAAATGTTTAAATCTGCATTAATCAAACAAAGTAGTGAAGAAGGAGAATGTGATTGTGCTATTGATTTTGGAATGGTGAATAGCCATAGTGTAATCACAATAAGTAGATTAAATAAAGAAGGTAAGATAGAAAGGATTTATCATTACAGATATACATTCGGAGAAGATGATAAAATAATGGAAGACCTTGCTGTATTAAAAGAAAGATTTAATATACAAAGATTTATTCCAGATGATTGTCCACAGGGTTATCATACAATTCAAAAGATGGAAGAGAAAGGATGGAATGTTAAACCAATGAATTTTAAAAGAGATAAGGTAAGTAAGTATACAGAATTTAGAAGTTGGTTAAGAAAAGAAAAGATTAAGAGTTATAAAGATTTAGTATTAGATATAGAAATGAAAACACTACAAGAAGAAGAAACTCCTAGAACCACAAAGATACATAAACCAGCTGGGGGAACAGATGATTTAATAGATTCGTTTGTAATGAGTTGTTATTTCTTTTTGGAGAATGAAGGGAGGGGATTAAAAGTTTACGAGTTTTAAAAATGTATTTAAGAAGATATTATAAAAAAGGAATGAAGTATAAGTATACTGTAACCGAAGCATATTTATTTGAATTGATAGATACTCTTGGAGAGAGTGAAGCAAGTAAGATAGATAATGCTTCTTATGAAATTATACTGGAAAGTCCAGAAGAAGAGAAGGCATGGTTTTTTGAATGTTTAGAAAGGGTAAGGAGGTCTACAAGGTGGTATTTAGAGAATTTGGATGCAATTCCCACTTTTAAGGTGAATATGAGCAAGATATTTCCTAAAATGAGGAAATAAACCGAAACCTTTATAAATAATCACATTAGTATATTATAGTTGATATAACCCTATATTAAAATTCTTACAATGGCAACCAAAAAAGAACAAATAACAAAAGCATCTAAAGGATATATAGATTCTTATTATAAAACAGATATTTTTAATAATTTTAAAAAGGGTGGGTTTGGAGTACAACCTGAATTTAGTAGAGAAAAAATATTAGAAGCAATTAGAAAAGATAGTACTGTTATCGCAGCAATCACAACCCTCGTAGACAAAAGTGTAGAGAACGGATGGAGAGTAGAAGGTTACGATAAAAGAAGTAGTAAAAAAGAAATTGGACTTGATTTAAGAAAGATGAGGTTCAATAAATTATTAAGACAAATTCTATATAATCTGTATGCCTACAATAATGTTTTCATAGAAAATGTTAAAGATGGTAATGGGAAGATAAAAGAATTACATGTTTTAGAAACTACAATAACACAACCTATTTCTGATGAGCATGGAACTGTAACAGGTTATCAACAGAATGTAAGTGGTAAGGAAGTTTTTTGGAAACCAGATGAAGTAACACATATTGCCTTAAATACTTTAACAACTGGAATATGGGGAGAATTAGATATACAATCTATCTACACCTCTATTTTAATTAAACAATATATAATGGCTTATATAGGTTGGTTAATGGGGACTAATCAACTAAGGGGATTTTTTAATATTAAAAATGCTAGTGATAAACAGATAAAAGATTTCTTATCTTATTTGAAAAGAACAGAAAGCGATATTACCAAACCATTAATTGCAGAAGGGGATATAGATTATCAAATACAAAGACAATTAGAAGAAGGAAAATCTTTATTGGAAATTGTGGATATGTGTGATAATAATATTTTAATGTTATTACAAGTACCACCAGTTTTAATGGGTAAGCCAGACCAAAGTAATAGAAGTAATTCAGATACCCAAGAGATAAGTTTATTTACACGAATTGTAAGTATTCATAGAATTTTAGAAGATTCATTTGAATTTGATTTATTTCCTAAAATAGGTTATGAAAAAATAAAATTATTATTTAACCCAATAAATAAAATAAGTACTTCAAGGATATTAGAAAATGCTGAAAGAATAAGGAATATAGGGGCAGACGAAAAAACTATTGATGCATATTTAAAAATAGAAGGGTTTCCTATTGAAGTGAAATTTAAAAAGGAAGGAGAAAAAGAAACTATCATTGAAAAGAAAAGTGAAGATATGTACCCAAGTAGGAAAAGAAAATTAGATGATGAAATAAGTGAAAAAATAGGGAGTGGTGCAGAAAGTACTACAAGAGAAGAACAGTTAATTAAAAAAGGTGGAATGATGAACTCTTTTAATTCATATACACCAATAATAGAACAATATGAAGATGAATATATTTCATTTAAAAGAGAGATAAAAAATTAAAATGGAAGAAGAAGAAAATATTAAAGAACAAGAAATTTTTGAAGAAGAACCAATAATAAAAGAACCTATTGAAGAAGAAAGTAAAATAGTTCCTTTTAAATTAGAGAATTATGCATTAGTTGCTACAATAGCTAAAAATGGATTAATTTTACTTTATGAATTTAAACATATTGACGAAGCTAAAATAATAGCTCAAAAAAGATTTGATGAGATGTAATAAAAATGCCATATAAAACAAACCAAGAATTACCAACAGCAATTAAAAAACTTCCAGATAAAGCACAGACTATGTTTAGGAAAGTGTTTAATTCAAGTTTTGAAAAGTATGATGAATCTAAAGCATTTAAAATAGCTTGGGCTGCTGTTAAAAAGAAATTCAAAAAAGTAGAAGGAAAATGGATTGCTAAAGGAATGGGTTATGGATTATATAGATTTGAATTAAAAGTAAGTGATAATTTAATTAGAAAAGGTAATGATGGAGAATATTATTTAGAAGGAGTATTGTCTGATACTATGGTGGATAAAGAAGGAAAACAATTTACTGAGGATGCATTAAAAAATTATGCAGAACAAATTAATAAATTTGGAATAATGGGATTTATTTCACATCAAGATTTTTATGATTTTTCAATGAAATATTCACATTTACCAGAACATGAATTTATAGCAAAAGCAAGAAAGGAAAGGAAAGGAATATTAAAAGTAGTTAAGGCAATTTATAAACAAGGTAAATTATGGATTAAAGCTTTAATTGATAAAAGATATTTAAAGAGAATTAAAAAGTTTAAAACAATGAGTATAGAAGCATTAGTACCACAAAGATTTCAAAAAGGAAACTCTTATAATGGTGGTTATGTTTTAGGATTGGCATTAGATAATATGCCTGTAAACCCAAGAGCAAGAATAGCTTCTTGATTTGAAAGAAATGTACCCAAAAATATTAATAGTAACTCCTACTTATAGTGGGAAGGATTACTGTTTGGAAAAGTATTTAAAACATGTTGCTAATATCAATTATCCTAACAAGCATCATATCATTGTGGATAACACTCAAGATGATGGTGAGTATACTAAGAAATTAAAAGGTCTTGGAATAGAAACTTATCATGTTGATAGAGGAAGTAATAGTAGAGATGCATTATGCGATAGTATGAATTTAGCTCGTAAATACTTTCTTGAAAACAGTTATGATTATATGTTCATATTGGAAAGTGATTTGTTTCCAGAAGAAGATATTATATTTAGATTAATGTCGTATCAAAAATCGGTTGTGGGAAGCTTTTATTTGATTGGACATGAAGCAGATAATCACAAATATACAGATGCTAGAAAAGAATGGATAGAAGGAAGAATTAGTAAAGAAGAATTTAGAAAAAGAATAACTAATGTTCATCCACAAAGAGCATGTATATTTTATTTGGATAGAAAGGAAACAGGAGCATTAGGAACAAGAAATATTTCACCAAAAGAAACTTATAAGTTGTTTGGAAATGGATTACAACAAGTTCATGGTTGTGGTTTAGGAGCAACTTTAATCAGAAGGGATGTTATTGATAGATTTCCTTTTTGGACAGATACAAGATTTGGAAATAAGCATCACGATGTTTATTTTTATATGGATTTGCATAACAAAGGAATTAAAGTTTATGTAGATACAGACAATTTAATAAAACACTCTCCGAGTAAATGGGATGATGTGGAGGATATGTAAAATGGAAAAAGAACTGAAAGCAAAGTTAGAAAAATATGATAAGTTTAAATTAGAAAAAGACATAGAGAATAAAAGAAGAGAAATAAGTGAAGCAGAAAGAACTATTGAATTAACTACTCAAGAAGTTGAGAGAATTGAACAGGAAATAGTTATATTTGGTAAAGTTAGTGCAATTATGTTAGAAAATTATGGTAAGTTACCAGAAAAGTATGAACATAAATGGGAAACCCAACCAGAATATTGGGAATTAATGTCCACTAAACAAAAGTTAGAAAATGATAGGGCAATTATAAAATATAAATCAACTATACTTGCTTTGGAAAAACAAAAAAGACATGCAGAAGAAAGTTTGGATGGATTAAAGAAAAGTTTATTACTTCAAGAACAAGAAGTTAAATAAGGAGGTCAAAAATGACAGAAAAGGAAGAACAAATTAAATCAGAAAAAAATGATGATGTTGAAATTAGTAAAGAAGAACTTGAAGAAATTGAAAAGGAAGTTCTATCAAAAGACGAAGAAGTTAAAAAGAAAATGGAAAAAGATATTGAAAAGAAAGTAAGGGAAGAAATTGAAAAAGAAAATAAAATGACAGATTTAGAAAAAGAAAAAGCTAAATTAGAAAAATTAGTACAGAAACAAGCAGAGGATAAAAAAGAAATGGAAGAACAATATCAAAAAGAATTAGAAGAATCTAAAAGTAAGGAAGGTTCATCTAAAGGCATAGTCAATACAGAAAGTCCATTTAATCGGAATGAAGAACAAAAAAGAAGTTTGAATTTAAGTGATGAACAAATTAAAGAGATAGACGAAGATAGTAAAAAAGCTTTTTTGGATAAACATGGATTGAATGATAACTGGGGCAAATAAAAAAATAATTAAACAAAAGTTTTAAGGGGGAAATTAAAATGGAAACAAGTGAGTTTATCATGAAGGCATACGATGGCGATGCTTTTACTACAGCTCAAACTTCTGCTGGATATATTAATCCAGAAATTTGGAATAAAGAAGTTTTAGTACATGTAAAAGAAAATTTAGTCGTAGCACCTTTAGGAAAACAATATACCGACCTTTTGAATAAGGAAGGAGATACTCTGAACATAACAGTTGGAGTAGAACCAGCAGCAGCAGCAGCTGTAGCAGAAAGTGCAGCAGTAGGAATTACTGCATACGAGAAAACACAAGTTGTATTCTCACCAAGTGAATATGGAGCAGCATACCAATTAACTAATAAAGAAAAGTCAAGAGCATTTATTAATTTAATGCAAGATATGACAGCTCAATTAGGTTATCAACTAGCTTTGAAAAAAGATGATGTTTGTGTGGCATTATTACAAGCAAGTGCAGGTAATACTGTAGTAGCAAATGGAGTAGCATCTTCAGATATTGCATCTAGTGATACTTTGGATTATGATGACATTGTTAATGGTAAAAAAGCAATTATGATTGATAAATTAATTCCAAAATATTTAATCGTTGGAGCAGAACAATATGCAGACCTATTGAAATTACAAGCATTTAGAGATGCAAGTCAATTCGGTGGAGATATAGCTAAAAACGGTTTCATTGGAAGAGTATCAGGATTAGATGTATTCTGGACAACCCAAATTGCAGCAGCAGCAAGTAAAGCTAAAGCAATCATGTTGGGTGTAGATGGTAGTGGGGTATCACCATTCGGAATTTGTCAAAAATCAAATCCATATATAGAAACAGAATATCATGCTCTAGAAAGATATACTGACATTGTAGCAATAGAAGACTATGATGTAAAGTTATTAAGAGCTAATGGTATATGTACTATTGAATCTTATGCTGCTTAAGCATAATTTTTTAGATAAGTAACTTATTTTTAAGTTATTTATCTATTTTTTTTCTTTTTCTTAGTAAAATTATAGAAACCTTTATAAATAAATAGGGTAGAATATTATCATTGATATAAAATGCCAAACGAAGTTGTAATTAAAGATGTTGATGGGAATAAGGTAGGTATAGATGGGGATAGATTAAAGGTTGATGCTCAATTAGAAGTAACAGACATAGAAATAGGTGCTGTTGAAATAAAAGATAGTGATAGTGATAATAGAGTAATAGTAGATGGTTCTGGAAATTTACAAACTGAAGTAAATAATGTGGTAGATGTGGATGCTACTGGGCAAGGAGATGTTCCTGTAACCTTAGATGATGAACAAGTTGAAACAAAAGAATTAAATCAATTAGTTCCAGAAGAATATGATTATATTTCTTTAAGTTATACAAATGATGATTTAACAGGAGTGGTTTATAAAACAGGAGGGGTTGGTGGTGATACAGTTGCTACACTTACTTTAACATATAGTAATAGCATATTACAAACCATAACAAGAACTTAAAATGGTTAAGTTTGTGTTTAATCCTTTTACAGGAACATTAGACGAAATAAGTGTTGAAGATTTATCTGGTTATGTCCCTTATACAGATGCTACTTCTAATGTGGATTTATATACTACAGTAAATAAAAATCTTTATGCTTCAAAAATAGGAATAGGAACAACTTTAATTGAAGCTGGACATGTTTTAGAAGTTATTGGGGATGTAAATATTACTGGTGATTTAAATTTAACAGCAGATAATGATAAAATCATGTTAGGTTCTGGGGGAGATGCTTCTATTTATTATGATGGTAGTGATTTATTCATAAATGCAAAAGAAACAGGTACTGGAATATTAATTGTAAATGGTAAAATAGGGCAAACAGGAACAGGTAATTCTACTTTTTTAGGTTATCAAGCAGGGGAGAATGATAATTTAACAGATAATAGAAATATAGCAATAGGTTATCAAAGTATGTATACTAATTCAGATGGAGCATATAATACAGCAGTTGGTTCATATAGTCTTAATGCAAATACCACAGCTAATAATAATACAGCTATTGGATATTTAAGTTTATATGCTAATACCACAGGAACTGATAATATTGGTGTTGGAGGATATAGTCTTTATGCTAATACTGTGGGTACAAGAAATACTGGGGTAGGTCAAGGAGCATTACAATCTAATACGAGTGGAGTTAGAAATTCTGCCATAGGTTTCCAAGCATTAAGAAATACAACAACAGGAAGTTATAATGTAGCAATAGGACATCAATGTCTTCGAAGTAATACTACTGGTGGTTGTAATGTAGGTGTAGGTAGAGAGAGTTTATTTAGTAATACTACTGGACTTAGGAATATAGGACTTGGTTGTGAAACCCTTTATAATAATAATGGAGATAATAATGTAGCACTTGGTTATCAAACTATGAAAAATAATACTTCTGGAAGTCATAATATAGCAGTTGGATATAATACTCTTTATAGTAACACAACAGGAGAAAGAAATACTTCAAATGGATATTCTGGATTAAGAAATAATACTACAGGTAGTTATAATATAGCTAATGGAATGTTTAGTCTTTATAATAATACAACAGCTGATAATAATGTAGCAAATGGTTATTGTGCCATATATACCAATACTATTGGTGCAAGTAATACAGCTACTGGTTATCAAGCTTTATACAAAAATACTACAGGAAATAATAATGTTGCTATAGGATATGAAGCTGCAAAAGAAAATACAACAGCAGATGATAACACAGCAGTTGGTAGAGAAAGTTTATTTAATAATACTACAGGGGAAAATAATGTAGCAGTAGGAAAAGATGCTGGAAGGTATACAAAAAATGGGTCTAATAATACTGTTTCTGATAATTCTGTTTTTATAGGGAAAGATACAAGAGCTAAAGATAGTGGTCAAACAAATCAAATAGTAATTGGTCATGGTGCTAAAGGACAAGGAAGTAATACAGCAACTATTGGAGATGGAAACATAGATGCATTACATTTAGTAAAAAATGGAGCAGGAATTACATTAAGAAGTCCAAATGGAACATCTTATACATTATCAGTAGATAATGCAGGTAATTTAGTAATAACATGATACCAGAAGAAACACAAGAGGATATAGAAAGACATTATTCAGCAATGTTAGATAGTGTTAATTTAATTAAGAGAGGTAAATCATTTGATATGATAGATGAAGATTGGGAATTATATGTTGAAAGAAATATTGAACATTTAAGGATTATGAGGGAAAAAGACTTTTGGACAGATGAAGATTTTACAGAAATTGATAGAATAATTGAGGAATTTAAATAAAATGCCAAATGGAAAAGATTTTGAAAATTGGAAAGCAAGAAAAGACGAGTTTCAAGGATTTGTAAAGGCAAAACTACAAGACCAAGATAAAGTCCTTACTGAAATAAAAGACATAGTAAAGGGGGCTGTTACAAG